TTTTTGACCCATTCTCAATTTCTAATGAACCCTTATTCCAAGATATGATACCTTGTTGCATCCATCTTGGTAAATTTTCATATGCTAATTGTAATCTTCCTAGTAAATCACGGGCTGTAGATGCCTTGTTTGCCAATATAGCAATATTAACATTATCATTAAATATTGCATAATGTAGAAGGTATGATACAACCGTTGTTGACTTACCAGTCTGCCGAGGCATCTTGCATATATTGAAACGGTTCTCATGGAAATTTTGTATTAACTTTTTTTGAAAAGGATATTGTCTAAAGGGAACTAGTCCCTCATCTAGTGATACGATTTTTATATAATTGTTCGCAAAGTAGACAGGATCGTCTTTACACCTCAAGAATTCTTGAATATTCTCTTTCGTAAATTCAATTGGTGTATTCGCTTTTTTTAAATTTGGATTACCAAGATAGACTTCACTCATTTAATAATTACGAGATAGTAAATGCAACTTTAGTTACTTTACAAGTCGCACCGTTATTTGCAGCAGTTAATGTATCTGTATAATCTTTTTCTAAAAGCACAGTATCTTTACTATTCACAGTCAAACTACCAATAGTATTTCCATCAGAATCTTTTCTTGTTATGAGTATCGCACTAGAGTGATTATTGTAAAGTCTCACCACAGTAGCTGAGTTAACATTTGAAGCAGATGATAGATTACCCTCCTCTGCTAAGACTTTAATTAACATAATTCTAAACTTTATTGACTATTTAGTAAAAATTATCAGCAGTTCCAACGACGTAGTGCCTTATTGATTCTTGAATTTGGATCTCTACTTGTTTTTGCAGAAGTTAATTTCTTCTTCATACCCTTCATTCTTCTACAGAATGATAATCTTCTCTTTGCAGATTTAGATCCTTTCTTCAATTTTTTAGGATCTTTTGTTACAGCAGTCTTTAATTTAGAACCAGGATTTTCTTTACGATATGCTTTAACTGCTTTCTTACTCATACCATCAGTCTTATCTTTACGATTAACCTTCTGCCAGTCTTCACCTAAGTCTTCTCTCCAATCATAATGATCTTCTATCTTAGTGTCTTTTGGTTCTTTCTTAAGATTTTTTAGGTAAGCATCTCCTTTTAATTCATTTCCAAGTTCAACACCTTTCTTCTTATTATAAATTGCTTGAACTCTTTGTTTTTGGGAACGTGCATCTTTTTTTTCCTTTTTACTTCTCTTACTTTTTCCAAAATCCATTGGATCTAGTTTTTTCTTTGACTGCATCATAGTTCCAACAGCACCAATGCCTGTCATCAACGCAGGAATTAGTTTACCACTACCTTTCATTAATAACCCCACACCTTCATTCATATTATAATGATCTTTAAACAATCTTTTATATAATTTCTTTTTAATTTCTGCATTTTCACGACCAGGATATTTTTTCTCAATCTTATCACCTAACTTATATTTTTTAATTAACTTTTCAGTTTCTTCTGCTTCACCTTTTTTTGCTTTGATTAGAGGTTCTCTTTTTACTTTAGGTGCATCATCAGTAAATGTGCCTGTTGGTCTATTTGAACCAAACTTTTTCTTTATAGATTTTGTAGGTGAACCACCAAAATACTTGTCAAAGTTAATTGGTTTAGAAACATCAACTTTCACAGGTGTTGTTCCTTTCACGGGTTTACTTGATAAATCACTTGCTTTTTTTACTTGATTAACAATAGATTTTGTTTGAATGTTTTGAACAACCTCCTTACTGGGTGGAACATATTTTTTAACATCCCCAGTAATTTTTGGTTTTTTCTTACTTAGTTGTTTAACGATTTGTTTTGCTATTTTCTTAATAATTTTTCTTTTTGCTCCTTCGTCAAGATTTGTATTTTCTTTTAGTGGTTTTGCTTTAATTATATCAACAGTTTCAATTTCTGTAAACTTGATATCATCAACATTCCAATCTTGAATTGTTAATGCCTCATCAGTAATGTCCTCTTTCATTGCTTCTTTACGAATTTTTGCAAAGTAGATTTTTGTTCCTTCCTCTTTGCCATATTGAGCAATCATATTCTTTTTCATGTCAGAGTCATCATATTTTTTCTTCAACATTGTATCTTTTCTCTTTTGAGAAGCAGTCATTGTTTTTTCAGTTAATTCATCACCCAAATCGACAGAGGCTGCAAGATCTTCATAAGGAGGTTTCGTATATTTTTTCTCCTTTTTTTTATCTAGTTTTTGACCTTTGATAAAATTACCAAAGTTACCGTGAACTAGTTTCTCATCTAAAGAAGAAGCATCGACCTCTAGCTCCTCCTTTTTAGTCTTTTTTACGCAGTTTGGATACCTCTTACCAAACATTGTTTTCATTCCTTTCTTTTCATAACCTTTCCAACATTTTTCATCTAATGTTTCTCTCCAATCATAATGTTCATTCGTTTTACCTGCAGTTTTCACAGTTTTTTTATTAATAGCACCTAATCTTTCTCTAGTAAAATTATAAGTTTGACCAGGTTTAGATGAATTTACGATTGAATGATATTTTGCTCTTGAATCATATGCAGGAACATCAGTTTTCATTGTATTTTTAGCTGATTCTAAATCCTTTTTATCATCTGCAGCATCCTGCTTCATTTGTGCCATTCTACTTTCTTTTTCCTTTGGTGTCTCATTTTTAGAAACAAAATAAGATCTTTTCATTCGAGTAAAAGAACCTTTAGTTCTTTCTGGAATTGGATTTGATTTTTTAGTTGCACCTACTCCCTTGAACTTTGGATTACTAGGCATTAGTTTACCATCCATTTCTTCTGGGACATATTCTTCTTTCTTTGTACTATTACCCCAATTTGCAGCACCTACTTTACGACACTTAACTAATGCACCAGATGCATATGCACTTGGCCAAACTGAATATCTTGACTTCACTTTATGATAGCAAGCATCTTTTGTACCACTACCTTTACCTTTTCTATCTTTAACTTCTGTAAGATCTATTTCTACTTCTTCTGTATCTTCTAAAATAATATCTCCTACTTTAATATCATTCTCTGTAAACCAACCACGATTTACTTCAATTGCATATCTTATCTCACCATCAGGATATACAGGAATTGGATTCATTGGATCTAATTCTTTAATACTTTCAATTACACCCTCTTCATTGATAAACGCAATATCAAGAGGTATAAAAGTATTCTTCATATGGAAAGAATGATAGTCAGTATTCTCAAATATAAAGAGCATACCACGATCTTGTTCCAAACTTTCACGGA